ATGTTGATGGTCAAGTTGCCACCGCTAGCCGTGCCCCGTTTGTTATTCGCCGGATCGATGTAGATGCGCTCGCCGCTCGCCACCGGAATGGTAGCAATCATGTTGTCGTTGCTGCTGATACCGCCCGGCACGTCGACAAAACCACCCGACGCCATGCCTTGGCTGCGGAATCCGATGTGCGAGGTTCGCGGGTCCTGGGTGTAGTACGGCGATAGCAATTCCTGATTGGTGGCATTGAGCTGGTCGGTCGAATTTTTCAGATTGTCGACGGAGTCCGTCAATCCCTTCCACGTTGACTGCGACGCCTGCAGTGCCTGATTGGCTGCGTCCACCGCGCTGGTCCCGCCCTTATATTGGTTCACAGTATAATCGAACAGCTCCTGACTCATGCCGGGATATATGCCAGGCATCAGGCTTGCACTGCCGCCGCTGCCGCCGCTACCCACGAAAGTGCCTGGTTCATTCGCCGCACGCGAAGCGAAGCTGGTGGCGACATAGCTCTGGTCCGGCGTCCAGCCGCGGCCAGCGGCTCCCATCATCGCTTGGGTTGCCGCCTGCATATTGGCGGCATAACTACCGGCATTAGCCGCCGCTTTCGCCGTCTGATTCGCCAGCATCGCTGCTGCAAGATTTGCCGCTTGAGTTGAGCTGGCGCCAGATTTGATTGCATTGTCGTAGGCGATTGCCCGCTCGGCCGCTTCCCCGGTGCCGTTGGCCTGCGCCTTGATCAGCCGGGTGGAATCCTCAAGCGACTGAATCTGTTTTTCAACAGCAGCATTCGCTTGCGCATGCGCGTTCGCCAATTGCTTGGCGGCCACCTGTTGCGCTATCAATGCATCAACACCGTCATGTACCAATTGATTATAGGTCGCCGCCGCCTGCGCCTTCATCTGCTCGGCCCCGGTGACAGCCGCGGATGCCGCAGCCTGATTTTGCAAACTGAACAGTGTTTCCTTGGCTTGTGCGTTGACCTGCGCCTGCGCAATTGCCTGTCTCTCCGTAGCTACCGCAATTGCTACGGCTGCATTCCTGGTCTGATCAAGCACAGTCGCATAATCCAGCGCGTATTGTGCGGTCAATCTTTGCGCGCCGCCGACTGCGCTGGCCACGCCCAGCTGTTCTTGCATGTTTTTAGTGGCCTGCGCGATCGCCTGCGCGGTAACCTTGGCTTGCTCGGCTATCGCATTGGCCGGAACTTGCGCCATTTCCTGTTTCAGTTGCGCGACCTTCTCCCTTGCCTTATCAATTTGTTCGGTGTCAACCACAGGTCCAAAGGCAAACATATCTTTGGATGCATCCTCCAATACCTTTAATTCCCGTTCCGCCGCTTTCAATCTCTCGGTAAGGCCGAGCGGTTTCGGCGATGTCGACAACAGGTTGACGAAGTCCCGCCACGCCCTTCCCCAGAATCCGACGGTATCAGCCGCCTTCTGCAATTCCGGCGTCAGCGAGTTGACGATGATCTGCATCGCCCTAGTTTTGTCGCCTGCCGCCTGTGCGGCTAACGCTGCATTGCGCGTTCCCTGATCGAATTCCCCGAAGGTCTTGGCAAGTTCGTCCATTGCCCGCACTGGGTCAGAGCCGAACTTGACCCATGCATCGCTGGCTTCCTTGACGCTCACGCCGGTTTTCTCGGCAAATCCCATGATGGCAGTGTTCATGCCGTTGATTTTGCTGATGACGATATCGCCATTTTCGGTAAACGCTTGGCCGAGCGCGCGTATCTCCTTTTCCGACATTCCGCCAGAAGGTCTCTCGGCCGCAGTTCGCGCGGCAAATTGGTTGATGTCCGCAGCCGTGGTACCAGTTCGTCTGCCGGCGCCGATCAGCGATAGATCCATGGCTTTCTGCGCCGCACCAGCTTGCGAAGCCACATAGACAAAAGCCGCGCCGACCGCTAGAACGCCGGTCGCAATGCCCGGCAGCGATGTCACAAACGCCAGTGCGCTTGACGCCATTCCCTTGAACGCCCCGGCAATGCCGCCCTCGCCAGTAGCGACATAAGAAAGATGGCTTAATTGCCCGATAGCGGCCTGCACTGGTGATTGGCCGAGTGCGATTTGCTCAAAAAAACTGCGCACCGAATGCAATGCCGCCTGGCTTTGCCCACTCAGACCCTTGTGCGCTTCGCCAAGCCCCTGAGCCGCCTTCTGCGCGGCCTGGTATCTCGCAGTCGCGCCCTCGAACAGCGCGTTGATTTCCTGCTGCGTGCCAACGCCAGTTTCCTGATATTTGGCGATATTTTGCAGTTCCTTGCTGTAGGCCTGCTGCGCCTTGATCAGCGGATCGTAGCGCGCAATGCGCTTTTGCAAGTCATCCGAGGTCGTCCTGTTTTGAGCCGTCGCCTTTTCTTCCGCAACTGTCAGATCACCGATTGATTTGGTCAGCCGATCGATCTGATCCTGACCCTCAACGCGCAGACGGTAAACAGCCGTCTCTACCGTATCGGCCATTTAGATCGGGCTCGCGAAAAAGATTCCGGGAGATGTGACCGCGGCGCCGGCCAGCCGGTCGCGACGCTGAATTCGGCTGTAACCCCAACCGCGCTTGGTCATGATCCCGGTCGGCTGATCCTTTGTCAGCGCGTGCGAACCGAGATCGACGTAGCCCATTCGCACCTTGGCCCGTCCCTTGCCTTCCGCCTTGGTCATCTCTGTCACCCGTTGATAGATGCGGTTTGGCACCTGGACCAGGAACGAGCGTCCCGCCCGGGTTCGGCCGACTTCCAGCCGGCGCGCATACGGCACCGGGTTGGCGATATAGATGCGGTCGCCAGCTTTGATAGTTGTGGGAATGGTGTCGCCAACCGGCGTATCGTTGACATAGACGGTATGGCTTTGCTTGTACTTGCCGCTGGTGGCCGGTGACTGCCTGCGCAATTCCTCCAACGCGAATTTGATCAAGTCGGCCAGATAGCGGTAGTTGTAAACGATCGGGCCGGGAAGAACGACGCTTTCGAGATTGCTGTTGCCGGGACTATTGGCGTAGGCTTCCCAACTCGGCGACAATCCTTTCGCCGCCGCATCCGCCATGATCCGCGCATGCCCATTATGTGCGGTATCGATCAACAGCGCCTTGGCATCGCGTTCGGCCTGCTTCGGCCAATCGACCGTGACGATGCGGCGAATGAGTTGCGTGCTCACGTTTTCTTCCGTTCCGCCATTACCTTTTCGGCGTGGACGTTGGCCCTAGTAACGGAAAGGGTCATCATCGCCTCGGCCTCCCATGGCTCAAGATCGATGTGCATCTGCCACGACCACGCCCGCAATCCCTCCCAGGTAATCACCGGGTACGACATGCCGCCGGACGCCATGCCCATCGAGTGCTGCACAAACCAGCCCCAGAGGTAATCGAGCAGTTCGGGAAACGATGGTCCTTGCGGGCTGGCCAGCGCAGCTGCCTTTGTGTTGCCAAGGGCGGCGAATTGCCTGGCGGCAGATTCCATATGCTCGCCCTCGGTGGCGCCGTCAGAGGTCGAACGGTCTTTCTTGAATTCCACCTCGGCCCATTCGATCAGGTCGTCGATGAGCCCTGCGAGAAATTTCCTCGGTCGGCCGTGCTCTCATCGATCTGCTCGCGCAACCAACTGATGGAAGAATCACTATAGAGATCGCGCACATTTTCCTGCTTGAATTCTATATCGATCACATCCCCTTTGAGATCCACCAGGTGCCAGCCCACGGTCAAGGCAACCAAAATATCGATCGCCTCGCTCTCCAGTTCTTCCGGCGTGATCTTCATCCGGCCGCGCATGGCGAGTCGGCGTCGTTGGATAGCGCGCTGATGCTTGCGGGCGATTTCGGAGTCGGCCGAATAGTGATCAATGTAGGCGAGATTGCCTTCCTTGTCGCGCATTGGCTGACGGGTCACGGGATGAACGAGAAGAAGGCGGAAAGGAGTATCGACCTCCAATTGAAGGCCTGTGAATTTACCGTTTTGCATTTGCTATCCTTTGGCGGAAGGGTGAACCGGGCGACCCGCCAGCCGCCCGGTTCGATTGCAGGGAGGTTCTTCTTGCAATCACCCGGCGCGAGCCAGGCGGGGTTCGCCCTCGGCGGTGGGCGGTTCTTCTTCGCTCCTCAAGAGCGAGCCAGCCGGAGTCTCGCTATCCCAAATCTGGATCGTGGTTTGGGGAATGCCGGCCGCCGTGCCCTGATATTTCAGGGCCTGGAAAGGCAGCGTGATCATCTGTCCACCTTCTCCCGTCGTGGCCAGATCGGCACCGCCCAACTTCACCCGCGGCAGATAGAACGACATGGCCGGCGAGCCCGGCGCCGATGCCGTGGTCAAATAGGCGATTACGTCGATCTCGGTTTCGTTCTTGAAATCGTTGATCAGCGTGGCGTCGTTGAAGAATGCAGTCATCTGGCCGGTTATCACGGACCTCCCGCTGAAAATTTCCGGCACTAAATTGCTTCCAACTACTGGCTCTGCAGTCAGCGCCAGCGCGTGCTGGATATTCATCGCGGTCACTACGGCAACGGTCAAGCCACCAATCCGGAGTTGGCCGTTGACCGCAGCCAGCAAATTCGTGGTCGATGGGGCTATCGGCGCGGTAAAGAATGGCGCGGCCGTCGTTTCATACAGTTCCATGTCCCGGCCGCTGAACTCAAAATCGACTGTCGCCATGCCGGTGGCCGGCAATTGCACATTGAAGCCGCCCACCCTCAACTCAGTAAACAGCCTGGCGATGTCCACATCCTCATTATAGATTTCAATCGCAACCTTGCGCCGTACATGCGCAGTCGACGGGATCATCACCGAGCTGCCCGTTGAGGTCAGCGTAAATGTGGACTCGGAAGCTGCCGTTGTCGGCGCCGGCATCACCGCAACGGTACGGTTGCTGGTGCCGGAAAAACCGGTAATCATAAACGTGGTGCCATTATTGGCGGTCGCGGTCAGCCCGCTGAACTTGATACCCATGCCAGTACGAAGACCCGCCAACACCGGATCACCGCCACCGAACGTCAGCGTCTTCGCCGTGGCATCGGCCGTCATCGATGTCAGCGTGGTGTTGCTGGTTGAGACCGGATCGGTCCAGTTCGCGCGCAACGAAGCCTCAAAGAAATCCTTGTAACTGAACGGCGACAACTCACCCGAGATATTGCCGGCGACGCGACGGACACCGTGCCGGAAATCCGCAATCTGCCGATCAGCGCGAATTTCGTTGCTCTGGTAAGTATCTTTTGTGAATGCCAATGTACTGGCGACCCGCCGCAGGATCTGACCGCCGGTTGCGCCCGGATCGGTCGCCGATATCGCAGGAACACCTGGCGTGATGGTCGGATCGGTGTAGAACTTGTAAGCTATCCTGGCAGATACGCCTTCAGCTAGGGGCATGGGGAAACTCCTTTCGAGAAGTCAGGAAAACGTCGTGTTGATGGTGAAGGCGATGCTGTCGGACGGCCATTTCAGCCTATCTGGTCAAACATGACGAACGCCTCGACGACGGCGCCGTTGTAGTTGGAGACTTCGACAGCAAGGCCTGGAATCGAGAAGTTGGCTCCAGGCCCGAACGAAAACACATCAGACTTGAAAATGGAAATCGTATCATCCCGATAGCTGCGCAGATGATCAGCAACAGGCCTGGCCGCGGTTGCCGCAGTATCGTAGCTCCCGGTAGCCGCCGGCGTGAAAACGTAGACGTTGGCAAGCGCCCGATTGCGATAGACGTTCTGACCGCGACCACCGCCGAATGCCACCAGATCGGAGCCCTGGCTGTCGAACACATAGACCCCGAACGTCGCCGGAACATCGGGGAGCTGATACGAAGGATCGCCGTCATTGTAGATCTGGAACGAAAACCCGCCGCTATCGAGCCTGGCGCGAACCGCCCGCATTGCCTCGTCGGTTGAGACGCCCATTCATCCCACCGCACGAAATTCCAGGGCAATCCACTTGCCGCTGACCTGGCGCTTCTCGATACTGAAGATCGCGCTTTCCTTCGATCTGCCCGAGACGTGGTTCGCCGCATCCAGCGGCGGCGTGGCCCCGAGGTCATCAAAGCCAGTGAACTCCCCGGTCACCAGTTTATCATTGGTGTTGATCTGTGGATTCCAGCCAATGAACGGCTCGGCCAGCGCTATCACCACAGCGTAATTCTGGATCGTCGAACCGACAAATTCCTTAGCTGGT